CGGACGGTGATGAGCCGGCTCAAGGGCGGCGCGAAGTTCACCATGAAGACAGCGAAGACTGTTGGTATCGTCGGCAGCGTCGGTCTGACGGCGGTGACGGTGGCCAACCAGTTCCGTGGTGGCGGTGCCGATCAGGCAGCCATCACCAACTCGACCCCGGTGGCCGCGACTGGCACTGTCCCGTCGCAGGCTTCCGCGCCGGCCCCCGGCCCCGACGAGATCGGGCTGCGGGCGGTGAAGTCGGTGTTCGATGCTTACGAGAATGGCTCTAAGGGCAAGGGCAAGGGCAAGAAGGCAACTGATGCGCTGGTGGCTGGTCTGAAGGCCACGCAGGGTGTGAAGAACCTGATTGGTTCGCAGTTTGACTCGTATCTGCGAGAAGCGGTGCGACGGGCCTTCGATAATCAGTAGAGGGGCAGCATGGCGGCTACACCGCCCGTAGAGAAGCTGGCGACCGAACTCGACCCAGAGTCTGAGCAGTTCGGCCTCCTGTATGACCCGACTCGAACCGGGGAATGGATCGAGTCCTTCCTCACGATCCCCAACGAGCATGGGAGTATCGTGAAGATGGAACTGTACCCCCAGCAGCACGAGATGTTGCTGAACCAGACGGGCCGCGATAACACGGTCAAGGGTCGCCAGACCCGGGCTTCGTCACTCATCCTCGCTCGCAACTTGCGGCGCATGACGACGGCCTTCGGTCTAAACTGCTTTGTGATGACGCAGGACGACCCGACCACGCAGACGTTCCGCTGGCGCATCAAGCACCATCTTGCGGACTTGGCGCGGGCCGGCCTCAATTACGAGATCGTCGCCGACAACGAGAACGAACTCGTCATCGGCGGGTTGGAGAACCGGTTTATCTGGGCATCGGCGGAGCAGCGTGTGGCTGGTCGAGCCTACACGATCAACATCTTCCACGGGTCGGAAGCGGCCCACTGGAAGCCCGAGAACGAAGGTATCATCGTCGGTGGTATTCTGCCGGCTATCCCCGACCCGCCGTTCGGTTGGGCGGACTTCGAGTCCACCCCGAACGGTGCCGAGGGGCTGTTCTACGATCAGGTCATGGAGTCCCGCCCCATCGAGGACTTCGCGCTCTGGTCAACGTGGTTCTACCCGTGGTACTGGGAGCCGCGCTACTCGATTGATACGTGGAAGGACAATGACCTCCCGGCGCACTACTACGACATGATCGACGAGATGCGGCGCACGTTCGTCCCTTCTCCCGACGAGTCGGTGCTGCTGGACGTACACAAGCTGTCGATGGGCCAGATACTCTGGCGGCGGCTCAAGATGCGCGAGATGGCGCGGACGACCACGCCATTCCTTCAGGAGTACCCGGAGGACTTGCTCGCCTGCTTCCTGAGCACCTCGGAGTCATTCTTCGCCAGCGACGATGGGCAAGACCACCTGTCTACCCATCGCCAGAACCAGCGCCCCCCGGTGCAGCGGCTGTCGATGCTGCCGTTCCGAGAGTCGGTCGTCCAGTTCCGTGGCTCCAACCTCTCTGTGTGGGAGACGCCGAACTTGACAACGCCATACGCGATGTACCAAGACACGTCGAAGGGCGGCACGTCCAAGGACTCCGACCCGTCCGTGATTCAGGTGCTGAACGCCCGCACGGGGCATCAGGTGGCCAAACTGGTCGTCAAGGCTACGCCGCGAGAGGTCGCGGAGATGGGGTGCGCTATCGGACAGTATTACAACATGGCCCTGTACGGCGGCGAGCGCGATGCGTGGGGGAGCCAGTCCCTCGACCGCATCCGCGAATTGTCGTACCCCAACATCTTCTACTACCTCGACCCGCAGAAGCTGATCGCCGACCGCCGCCCCGACGCCGAGCCGTGGGTGTACCCCACGGAGCAGAACCGCGACCGGCTTCTGCTGAAGCTGCGTGAGGGCATGTTCGACCACAGCCTCGTCATCCCAGACCAGACGACGCTGCTGGAGATGGGTGCGTTCACTTGGGTGAAGCTGCGCGACCGCCACAAGCTGCGGGGTCAGGGCAAGCGCACCCACGACGACCACGTTATGTCGCTGGCGGGCTGCACGCTGGTGGCCGAGACTGCCGCCCGGGCGCGGACACGGAAGCCAGAAGCAGACAACATCATGATAGGCCGGCACGGACAAGTGATCCGCACCAAGCGCGGCGGGCCGCAGCCGTGGATGAGGTAGCCTAATGGCAAAGAAGCGTACAACCACGATCACCGACTCCATTCTGCCAGACGACCAAGCGGACGCTCTGAAGAAGGAGATCGGCTTCAAGCTGAAGATGGCCAAGAACTATTGGCGCCCGCTGAACACGCGCCAAGACTACTGGTCGTCCATGTACCTCCTACTCGACCCCATCCAGCAGATGAAGCCAATTGGCTACCGCCGGTTCGTGTCCAACGAGCCGCGCACCTCGGTGGACTCCGCCGTGTCGATCCTGACGCGCAACGACTCCTTCTGGAAGATCGACCAGATGCAAGACCCGCTGATCGGCATGGACGAGCGCCGCAGCATTGGGCGCATCGAGGACGTGCTGAAGGGCCTGATCGAGGACGCGGACGAGTCGTTCACCCGCCGGGGCCGGATGCCGTTCTGGAAGACCGCTGCCTACTACGCCCTGCTCCGGGGCTGGATATGGGGCAAGGCGCATATCACGAACTCAGCACTGGACTTCAAGGACAGCCCGCTGATCACGACGCTCTACGACCCGCGCACGACGTACCCCCACTTCGACGACTGGGGGCTGTCGTTCATCATGATCGAGACGGAGACGAACCTCGGCAACCTCGTCATGAACTACCCGGACACGTTCGAGGAGATGGACGATCTCGCCAAACTGGACGCCAACTCCCCGGCAGTCAAGATCGAATACTGGTCGAACACGCGCTACGGGCGCCCCGGCGTGACCGGTGTGCTCGCCATCGTGCAGCCGAACTCGGGCGAGAACACCATGTCGGCACAGATGGGCGCGTTCTACGAGAACCCCCTGTCGGCCAACACCGACTCCGCTCGCTGGATCATCCACCCGTACTTCCACGGCTACACCCCGTCGCAGCTCCCGGTGGTCGGCGTGCCGGTCAACGGCCTCCCCATCGAGACGAAGCCGGTCATGCACCCTATGCTGGCCAGCCGTCTAGAGGAGCGAGCCGACCTCCTGCAAGTGCAGACGCAGAACTGGATGGGGCCGGGTACGTGGCAGGCCGACTCGGGCCGCTCAATCCTGAGCGCCGTCGAGGATCAGGTGCCGCAGTACAACGAGCTGGTGGCGACCATCTTCCACCACTTCTCCCTGTCCGCCTTCGGCCAGTGGGTCTTCCAGACGCCAACGGGGGAAATCCCCGAGTTCGAGCCGGGAATCGAAGCTAAGATCGCCCTGCGCCCCGAGGAGCGCGTGCAGCGGCTGGACATGGCCCCGGTCAACTCTGACGCCTTCCGCCTGATGCAGCTCCTTCAGGAGGAGCAGCAGAAGGGTGTGCTGTCCAACGTGCTGCAAGCGGCGACCGGCTTCCAAGGCACCGGCGTCCTGTTCCAGCAAGTCTCGAACGCGGCCCTCAACTCGCTTGAGCCGTTCGTGGACGGCATGGAGAAGTTCGGCACGGCGGTCGGTCGCACGATCATCTCCCAGATGCAAGTGGCGGCGCCAGACCTCAAGCCGTTCCTCATCTCGGCCACGGGCCGCAGCAAGTCGTACTTCACGCTGGAGTTCGACCCCAAGACCGACCTCGACGCTACGCGGAAGTACCGCCCCGTCCCGGTCTTCAAGCCGGCGCTGCCCGACGACATGGCCGTTCGCATCAACGCCGCTCGGTTCGCCCTCGACCCGCGCCGCCCGATTCTGTCCCTCAAGTACGTGCTGGAGAACATTCTCCAAGTGGACGACACGCAGGGCGAGATCGACGCGATGTGGGAGGACTTGGCGAACCAAGACCCGGTCATCGTGCTGGAGCACGTCGGGGCCGCGCTCGACCGCATGGGCGAGAGCGACATGGCCGACCGCATCCGTGGCAACGAGTTCAAGGCGAAGTTCGTCGAGGACATGCAGTGGAAGCAGATGCAGGCTCAGGCCGGTGGGCAGGGTGGTGGCGGCGTGGGCGGTGAGCAGCAAGGCTCGATGCCGCCCGAGGCCGGCGGCGGTAACAACGCGCAGCAGACCGGGCAGGGCGATGAGGGCGCACTCCAGCAAGCGGGAGCGGCCATCCTCGGCGGAATGGGTGAAAGGGGTAACGTCTAATGGGCGCACCTAACCCTCCCTTCGAAGGCGCTCCGCCCAATATGTTCGCTCCGAACAAGAATGAGTGGGCGTCCCCTGAACAGATGGGGCCGATCCTCAAGCAGTGGGTGGACTTGGCCCGCACGCCGAATCTGGATGCCGCGCACCAGAAGCTGCTCCAGCAACTGGACGACATCCTGAAGAAGAACGGCGTCTGGGACGACGTGAACCAGAACGCGGCGACGGCGAAGATCGCTGGCCTGTCGAAGGAAGACCTGAGCGCGGCCCTGAACGGGGCCAAGGGCGATGCTGGGCAGGCGCTCAACACGTTCACCAGCTCCTCCCGCACCCAGAACAGCGTCTCGAACTCGACCCGGACAGGCACGAACGTCACCTACCTCGACCTTCCGACGCCCGAGGAGTTCCTCGACGACTTCAGCAACTCCTACGGCATCCACTTGCAGG